ATAAGTTCGTTCAATTTCTTCTTCCTCTTCGTGACTAAAGAGATTTTTGAGTGCCTCCGAAAAGTTGCGAACTTTTTCTGTTAGGTTTGTAAGTTTATCAGCAACGGATTCTTCCGGGAATATTTTTTCTAAACCTTGCCTTACGCCATCAGATATACCAATAAGCGCACTAAAAATATTATTAGCCGTTTCGAGAGCCATGTTGAATCCGCCCTGTTCTCTCCACGCTGCCAAAACACCGTTTCGCCAATCGCCAAGTGCGCTTGTGAATTCTATAACAGAATCACAAAGGTTTGTCCATAATTCACCGGCCTCTTTAACATTGCCGAATAGAAGCTCCCAAGTATTCATCCATCCGGTACTAAGACTATCCTTTACAGCCTGAACCGCCTGTTCAAAAGTAAGAGCAACTTTTGCTGCTTCGAATGCTTCTTTATCATTTGCAAATTTCTCAAGAGTTTTTATCAAAACTTCATTCGTGAGCCATCCGCTCTGAAGAGAAGAAGTAAACGAACGATAATCAACCGCCGTTTTCTTAGCTTTTTTTCCAGTGCCGCTCAAAGTATAACCAACTTTGTCAGACTGTTTTTTAAGTGTTCCAAGCTCAATGCCAGTAGCTATCAGTTCTTCGCGAAGCTGCTTGGTATCCATGTTAGCTGTCATTACGGAACTCCAGTCTTGAAGCTTCACATGTCCTGCACCAAGAGCTTGTGCCAAGTTGTACATGACGTGATTAGCCTGAGCTGTTTCCGCACCAGCAACGGCAGCAGCATTGCCAATTCCCTCCATAGCTATTTCAGCTTTTTCGAGATCTACGCCAGAGGCTGTAAACTTACCTATAGTTTTGACCATCTCACTGAAATCATAAGAAGTTAAGTCAGTATAGGTCATTAGCTTTTTTAGAGTCTTCTCAACCGTATCCATATCAGATCCGGTCGCATGAAGAATTGTCTGAACAGCCTTTGTCTTTGTAGCGTATTTATCAAAGCCCGATTGAGCAGTGGTCATGCCGCTTGCAAACTTGGCAAAATTAGTTATAGAAGAAACTGTAAAATCAGCAATTCTATCTTTAATTTTATCTACAACTTTTCCAAGCAAAGTAAAACGATCGGCAATCTTATCCACGCCATTAGCAATGCCGGAGATGTTAAAGTTTTTTGCCGTGCGATTTAGCTCTTCTAAACTTTCGTTTGCTTTGTCAAGCTCAAGTCCCTCTCGAAGAGCCTTTAGCGATTTCAAACTTTGCGAAACACCTTTTTCGAAATCTCTATTGTCAAATTGCATCTCTACAATTTTCTTATCAATCGTTGGCATTCTTAACAACCTCCTCCCATGCAGTATTTGCTAGTTGCTCAAATATTGGCTTTAAAGCCGGATTTATATAGTCGACACCTTCTACCCAGTAGCCTGACGAGGTAGCATGCCCGTATTGTATTAAAACCGCAATATTAGCCCATTTATTAAAATTACTATTTTTCCAGACAATACTAAACACAGTGTCACTTTTGCTGGGTATAATCTCATAACTCCAAGATTCAGATGTTTTTCCGGTATCTTTAGGAGTATATTGTCTAAGAGCTTGTACTCCCAACTCGCCAAGGCGCTTGCATCCGGATATAAATCTAGAATTTCTAGTAAAGCCCTGTCCCATATGCCTTAGAGCTTTTTCGGTCTTTTCAAAGTTACCTTTAGAAGTAAACTTTATCATTTAAACCATCATCCTTTGGTCCCGAACTTTTTCTTTCGAGCATTGTTAAGGGCGGCGTTTCTAGTGTAAATATCCTTCTTCTTCATCTTCTTGGCGGGTGCATTCTTTATTTCGCATATATGGATAAGCGTCAGTAAACTATTCAAATGCCACTTCTGACACTCGAACGGAATCTGAAACGACACCATCCAATAATAAATAAGCTCTGCCGTAATGACAGGCCCACTTGTTTTCTTCTTTGATTGGTCGTTAAACCATGTGGCAGTCATCGGATCGTCGATATACTCGTTAATCCGATCAAATATCTGTCTTGTAATTCCGTAATAAACTATAGGATCAACGTTTTGGTTTAGAGTCATACACCGAACATAGTCAATGGACTCTTCATAAGTTTTTTGTTCTTTACCAAGGAAAGGTTTTTTCCATTTTGATTCCCATTTTTTAATAGACAGAAGAGAATGCTCCAAGTTAAGCGTTTGCTTTTTTGTATACACAAACATCTGCTTTATTTCGTCATAGTATTCTCTTTCAGGAATAGTTATCTGAAGCATCCTCTCCCTCCATTTACTTATTCAACCGCTGTAACAGTGGTGCCGGCAATCTTATCAACATTCGGGACAATTCCGTTAAAGAAAGCCGTCGCCGCTTCCGTACTGCTGGTAAGCTCGATGAACAATTCCGAATACGCCTCAGTAGAAGCAAAGCCGTTGGAAATCTCGGCGCTCTTCATGAAACGTTTACCGTCGGCGGACTTTTCCCCGTAAGACCTAAGGATAATATCCTTGAAGAAATCCACGATAGATCGGTTGTCCTTATCGCCAGTAATCTTTTTAATGTACTGTTCGACGCCGCCTTCAATACCGAGCTCGAGCTCAATAGCTTCAGCCCTTGTCAAATTAAAGTAAAAGTCCTCTTCCCTTTCGTTACCATCGAAATCAAAATACTTAATAGTCTTCTTAAGCATGGTAATACCTCCTGATAATAAATAAAAAACTAGAGAGGCCAGCCGAACTGATTACCTCTCAATAAATTAATTAAGCGAAGGTGGCCAGAACCGTAGCCGGATCGGGCAGAGTAGGCTCGCTATTCTCGCCACCGTACAGAGTAGTTTCCAGGGTAGCAAGCTTAGTCTTACCTTGAGCATCCAGCTTGGTGGTGTCAATCGTGATAGTAGAAGTAGCCTTATAACCCTCTACATCAACAGGGGTAGTGGTGATTTCCCAAGAGAAAGTAATCGCATCGGGAGAATCGTTGATGGTTTCATACGCCTTTTCAGACGGAGAAGCACTTGCATTATAGATAATATGCAGCTTGTAAGCTTCATCGCCAGAAGCGTCGGCAATGGTATCGCTACCGATCTCGGTACGATAGCAGAAACCAAACGGGGTACGAGCCTGCTGACCGATGTAGACGCCGTCGGTAACAGCCTTGGAGCCGTCGCACTCAGCAAACTCTTCGGGATAAGTGTACGCTTCGATCGTAGCGCCAAAGGTCTCGGCAGAACGAAGAGTAGCGTACTTAATGTTGTCGGCCCACAGATCGGTAGCTTCGGCACCGTCGGGGCTTTCGGTAACACCAGTCAGACCGTTCCAAGCAACACCCTTATTATAGGTGCCGTCGGATTTCTGAGTATAAAGAACACCGTGGCTAACACCGGTTTCAAAGAACCGCTCGCCAGTAGCATCCCAAATGATCTTAGCCATTATTCATAGCCTCCTCTAATAGACACTAGCTGTGTAGTAGTAGTGTGTGAAAGAATCGATAGTTTCTTTGCTTATAAAGCTCATATCCAGTCGCTCTCCAAGAGCTTCAGCAAATTCACTCGGATCATGCTGATCGACAATATCGATAGAATAAACTCGAGCATTATCGTCGCCTTCCGAAATATACTTATACACAACGGACGGCTGAACATATTCTATTTGTGAAGTAGGATCGTAGAAAACATGTCTCTCAGATTCCGATTGAATAGCGCTGGGTATAGTTGACGTTTTAAAATTAAAAGTGTCCCAGATCCAATGACCAGGAACAGACAAAACGTCAATAAATACGGCATGGAGATCTAATCTTTTAACAAGGTCCATGGCCTCATTCGGCGATGGTATTCTGGGACTTGTATTTTCGGTCCCATATAAAATATCCTCAATCACTTTCATCTTGTAGGAAGCGACCTCTTGAGAATTAATAATAATTATCGAAGAAGGCCTAAACTTTTCAACAACGAACGGATTCGATGTAAGTTCCCAAGAGAAAGTAGCGGCATCCGGAGAATCGTTAATCGTTTGATAAGCTTTCTCAGAAGGAGAAGCAGTTGCATTGTATATTAAATGCAGCTTATACCCACTGCCTTCAATAGTTCCATTCGCATTTTGATTTTCCGAACGATAGCGCATGTTAAATCTCTCACGCTTCTGCTGTCCGACATAGACGCCAGGGATAGCTGGAGATGTGCCGTCACATTTTCCGAATTCAGCCGGATACTGATAGGCTTCTATAGTCGCCGTAAACGTTTCTGCCGATCTAAACGAACTATACTTAATATTGTCGGACCATAGCTCTACAGGTTCAGCGCCATCAGAGCCTAATGTAACAGATGTAAGTCCGTTCCAGGGAACCGCTTTACCGTCTATATATAGAACGCCTTTGCTGACGCCAGTTTCTACACGCCGTTTTTCCATTTTGTCCCATACAATTTTTGCCATACTGTAGCCCGCCTTTTCTACGTTTAGAAGTAGAGTCTAAACGGATAGTGGTATAAATTGTCGGAAGTGTAGAATCTTTCCGCCGTGCATCCTGGAAGTTTAGCAAGCATAAATCGAGCTTCATTGTCGGGATCTCTTGTTATGTATGTAAGTGAATACATAAGATATAAAGCATATGGAGCGTTATCCGCATGAATAGCATCGATGGTATCATTGCTATACACAA